AAAGGGCGGCAAGGCTGCCTGCATTGTCCGCGTTGCCACGGTGATGAAGGACAAGCTGACGGGCGTCGCGGCGGATGCCTTTGATACCGGCAAGCCGCTGGCGGGCTTTGATGCCCATTTCTCGCGGCAGCAAATCGCGCCAGAAAGGAGTATTTGATGGACACACCCACCACTGAAGAAAGAGACACCTGCATTGCCAACATAGAACAATTACTGGCTTCATGGGGAAGCTGGTCACGACAGGATGTCCTGCCCAAAGCTGCGCGTAACAGCATGGCATTTATCACAGAATACAATACTGCCAATCCACAATACTTTGCCCAAGTGCTTTTTGAACAAACCAATACGGCAATGCTAATACTGAAACAGCGGCATAAACGGATATACCAAGTTCTGGAATCACGCTATCTATACAACAATTATGATGATAAAGATATAGGGAGAAGAATAGGCATATCGGAACAAACCGTAAGAGTATGGCGCAATCAGGGGCATATGTTTATTGATGGGCGTCTGGCAGATAAATTTCCTGTAAAAGAAGCAAATATTTCTTGACGCGCTAGCGGGGAAATACTACAATTTACCCAATCTCGAAGAAGTGTAAAGAAATTTACCTGTTACGTTGAGGTACCGCCTCCGTCTCCTTCTCCCGCCGCCCCGCGGGGGGGGGGTTTTTTTATGCCTGCGTACAGCGGGCTTTTTTATTGCACAACTGTGCAAGGAGAATATTATGAGCTTGTCATATGAAATGAAAAAGAAATATGCAGAAACGATTAATGCACTGTTTGATGGAGCCGTCCGTGCAACGCCTGATCAGATCAATGTAAAGCTCTGTCTTTATACAGACAAGATGATTCTTGATATCACCAATTGCAGCAAGAACATTACAAACTTTGCATTCAATGTTTTCTATACATTCACTTTCTCGCATTTCACTAAATTTGCTGTTCAATACGCGCTTGGACGATGGTTTCCATCCATGTCTTTGCTGGATGATTTTGTTAAATGGAGTGCCGTAGAAAAAGCAGATTATGAATTTAGTGGCTTTATTGCGGACTGGATATCTGAACTTACAAAAAGACGTAAATTTGTTGGCTGTGTATATACAGCTAGAGCTAATTGGCGTTCTCGATTTGAAATTGAATTGCTTGGAATTTAATCTTAAAATAACCTCTCATAGAGCAGGGTTTAATCCTGCTCTATGAGAATATTTTTATTCCTTAGCTTGATGTAATTTATCAAGCTCCTCAAAAAGTTCTTCAGTAGGAGATTTATCGCTGCGTGCGCATAGGAAATCACCATCAAAAAATCTGCAATTTGTAACGACAGCACCAAAAAAAGACAGAACTAGGCAAATAATAAAATCCCGTAGTAAAATATAGAATTTAAGCCAGCTATCATCTTTATCTTGCATATGATAGAGCAAAAATAAACTTACCCAAAATACCATCTCAAAAAAATATATTTTTAAGAACATTTTTCTTTTCCTTTAACTAATTACAAGTAAATTAATTATAGCAGCTATAGCCATTCAACACTAAGATAAAGTATAGGTGATGGCGTTTGCTCCCTGTTAATCAGACTCGCTTCCGGTTTTATAGTGTCACTACTGCCGCCTTCGAGCGGCAGCTTTTTTTTTTGCCTGAGCCGCCAAGCGGCGTAAATACTGGGTTCGTCAAGCGGCGTAGTTACTGGATTCTCGCCAAAGCGGGAAAAACACGGTATTTCGTCGCTTTGCGGTTTATTTAACCCTTTCTCGCTGATGCGAGCTGTTCCAGCCCCCAAACCCCTTTCCCAATGAAGGAAGGGGTTTTTTGTGCATATTTTTAGGTTTGGACAGGCTCCAAGCGGCATAAATGCTGGGGTTCCGGCTTTATGCCGAAATCTTCCGAGCGTACTACGACCTCTTCACCGAGTTTGGTGTGACCGAACCGACGACCAACATGCAGTTTTCCAGCGCGACTGCCGACCTCGCCCTCACCATCGAGCAGACCATCCGCACCATGAAGAAAGGGCTGCGCGGTGATACGGCTTCCGGGGTGACCGTCCTCTGTTCGCCAGAGTTCTTCGACGCACTGGTGTCGCACAAGTCCACTAAGGACGCTTGGATGCGTTACCAGGACAACGTGTTGACACGCGAGAACACCAACGGCAAATTCGCCTGGAAGGGTGCGGTGTTTGAAATCTATGACTATACCCTTGGCGAGGCGCCGATGATTGAGGCGGGACACGCGCATGGGTTCCTCACCGGCATGTACAACGGCTTCGTCCGCTACAACGCCCCGGCCAACATGATTACCGAGGCGAACAAGCTGGCGCGGCCTTTCTACATCTCGACCGAGATGGGTGAGCACAACCGGGGCGTCTCTATCTACACCGAGACCAACCCGCTGCCGCTCTGCCTGCGTCCGCAGACCTTGATGCACTTCAAGAGCGCGTGATGTACGCCGCCCCCGAAGACCTCGTCACCCGCTTCGGCGAGCGCGAGATGGCGCAAATTGCGGGTGATGCCGCGCCCACCAATGCCAAGCTGCTGGCGGCCTGCCTGGACGCGGCACAACTCGCGGACAGCTACCTCAGCCGTGCCGTCGTCCTGCCGCTTGCCGCCGTGCCAGCGGTGCTGGTTGGGGTGTGTGCCGACATTGCCCGCTACCGCCTGCACGACGACCAGATCAAGGAGGGCGGTGAGACAGGCAAAACCACCATGCGGATGCGCTACGAGGACGCCATCAAATGGCTGGAAGGGGTAGCGGCAGGCACCATCCTGCTCTTCCCCAAAGAACGGCAGGCCGACCCGAAAGCGCCGCACCCGCTCACCGGCAACCACCGCATTGCCGTAGTCGCGCCGCCGGTGGTGTTTGACCAGGCCGCACTGGACAAGATGGATGCTGTTCGTTAACACCCCCGGCCTTGATGCCGCAACAGCCAAACTGCGCGAGCTGGCAGCACAGGGCAAAGACCTGGGCCCCGCGCTCGCGGAAATCGGCAAGAAAGAAGTCACCAACATCCTGCTGCGCTTCGAGCACGAAGAAGACCCGCAGGGCAATCCGTGGGAGCCTTTTGCCGACAACAGCCCCCGACTACTGGAAGACGGCAAACTGCTGCAAGACATCGGGCGGCTCAAAGGTTCCATCCAGTCGCAAGTCTTGGGCGGTAGCGTGCTGCTGGTCGGCAGCAACGTCAAGTACGCCCCCTTCCATCAATTCGGCACCGTGTTCATCCCGGCGCGCCCCTTCCTCGGCGTGTCGGATGAGCTCAAAGATGCCATAACGGACATTCTCCATGCCCACTTCAACATTTGACGTGAACGTCGCCTACGAGCCGATTGCCGCGCGCCTTGCGCAGGTGGACGGCGTCAAGGCGGTGCGTGGGGTGAACGACCTCACCCAAATCCTACGCGGTCAGACCACCGGCACCGATGGTTATGTGTACCTCTACTTTGACGGGGTCGCCCCAGTTGAAGACGCCGGCAATGGCCGTCATCAGAAAGTGCGCGTGACCTACACCGTGGTCATCGCCTCGCAGGACTACAACCGCGACGGGATGCCGCGCGGGGTTGGCAAACTGATTGGCGGCGTGATGCAGGCGCTAGCAGGGCTCGCCCCGCTGGACGCCGACGAACGCAGCCGGACGCGGCTCAAACCCGCAAACGGTGGGCAGCCGGTACACGCCTACGGCCACAGCCTCTATCCACTCAAATACACTCTAGACCTTATTTACGTTTCAACACACGCCCCCTGATGGGAGCGAACAGTAATTATAGGAGAAAACCATGCCACAACTACGACACGACGGCTTCATTGGCGAGGGTACCCTCTACATCCGCCGCCTTGACCGCGCCGACCTCGGCCTGATTCCAATGGGCAACGCCACTAGTTTCTCGGTGGCGGTCGAAAGCGAGGTGAAAGAGCGCCTCAGCAAAATGCGCGAGAACTACGGCGCAGTGCTCAACACCGTCATCCTGCCGAAATCGGGCGAGCTGAAAATCACCCTCGACGACTTCAACGAAGAAAACTTTGCCATGGTCTTCATGGGGGCGCTGACGAAAGCACAAATGACCACGCAGACCATCTCGGATGAAGAAGTGGACGTTGACCTTGACCGCTACCTCAAACTGGCGCACGGCTACCTCAACGAAGCGGGCATCGTGGTGAAAAACGCGGGCGGGCAGACCATTGCCGCCGAGCACTACGACATCCACCGCCGCCTCGGCATGATTCGCCTCAAAGACACCGCTGGCGTTGCCAAAGGGCAGAAAATCAAAATCAGCTACACCACGGCAGCCTGGGATGCGTGGGCGATTGCCGCCAACACCGATAGCCAAATCAAGTGCGAACTGCTGCTGGACGGGCGCAACCGTGCCAACGGGGCAGACGTGAAGGTTCACATCCCGAAGGCGACCCTCTCGGCAGGCGGCGCGTTTGAATTCTTCTCGGATGACTTCAACACCATCGAACTTTCCGGGCGCCCGGAAGTGCCGGAAGGCGGCATCAGCCCGTTCACCGTGACCGTCAAGGCGTGAGGTGAAGAAAGATGAAAATCAAGGCAAGCAAGCCCTTCACCCATGCCGGGCAGACCGTGAATACCGGGGACGTGATAGACGTCCCCGCCGACGCGGCGGCATGGCTGTTCAAGCAGGGCGTTGCCGTGGAAGTGAAAGAAGCGCGAGCGGCGCAATAGCAGCGCGCAAAGCAACCCCCCCGCGAGGTCTTCGCGGGGCATTGCAGGTGCTGCCACCAAAGATTAACATGATCCACCTCGCACAGGCGCAATCACCATGAATCATCAAAAGACCATAGAAAAACTCAAACAGGCAGGTTTCCCTTCCAAATGTCTGGAGAGATTGCAAAATATGCAACGCGGCGACGACAACAACAAAAAAGGGGCATTCTATGAGCGTATGTTTACCTTTTACCGTATTTTGCAAGAAACAGAAAAGCTGTTGAATGTTGAACAATCTCCTATCAATAGCGACATTCTTTTCAGCAATGCGGAACTGGCATTTGTGGATGACCTTTGCATCACTTTCTCTGAAAAGAAAGAGCGCTACCAGCTAAAAAATTCCCCTACGGCAGGCAAGGCAGACAAATTGCACGAAGTGTTTGATGACCAAAAGCGCATGGATGAATGCCTGCAACAATCGGCACAATCCTTTTTGGTATGTAGCGACGAAAAAACCGTTAATGATAATAATCGCGCTGGCAGAATTGCCAGCCAATATTTTCCGGCATATACCACCAGCATGGAATATGCGCGTGAGATGGCGCAACTTCTGCACTGCGTCTGCCCGGACGATAGCCAGCATGATACCGCATTGAGATTACTGGGCGCCGGAGCGGGTGAGGCGCAATCATTGCACAAGCCTTTGCGGCAGATTTGGCATGACGTGCTACAATGCGCACATCCAAACATTTTTTATTTTGACAAAACAGAAGGTTATCCGCCGTTATTTGAGGCGTGCTGCACAAAATGCGGTATCACACTGGCAGCGGCGACAATATCGTACAAAGGGTTCAGCATCATGATTACGCCAGAAATGCGCACCAAAATTGCTGATGAAGACTGGTCAAACCTTGCCGATGCAAGACAGGTACTGGAACGCCTGCAAGTACTGGCCTTCACGGTGGAAGCGTCATGAACCGCCGCGACTTGACCCGTTACACGGGAGAACGGGAAAAACAGGCGCTTAACATATTGCGCACGCCAAATGTCGCTGTTCCTGACTATCAGCAGGCAATGCGCGTCCTCGGGCAAACTTTGGGACGAATCATCCCCGTAGACGGGCAAACGCTGGTCGTTTCCACCTCCGAAGATGCCGATTACCTCGCCAAAGGCTGCATTGAAAGCCTGAAAACGCGGGAAGTGACATACAAACTGGCGGTTTTCTGGAACCATCACTATACCCTGCCCAATGGCGAAAGCGTCGCCCCCATCCTGAACCGCTACCTGCAACCGGGGTATGAGCGTTGCACCCGCATCATCCTGCTCAAATCCATTATCTCCGGTAGTTGCGTCATCCGTACCAACCTGCTTGCCCTGCTGGCAAGTATGCCCGAACCGAAAAATATCGCCGTTGCCGCGCCGGTGATGTACTACAAGGGCGAAGAAAGCCTGCGTCGGGAATTTCCGCCCGCTATTGCGGACAAATTCACCTTCTACACCTTCGCCATTGACTACGCTCGCGACGAAAAAGGCAACGTACTGGACGGCATTGGCGGCGACGTCTATCCACATCTGGGACTTGCCGACCAGCCGGTGCGGACGGGCAAGCCCTATATGCCGCAACTGGTTACAGACGCGCTGTTTGAATAACACAATGACACCAGCCCCCGCAAGGGGGCTTTTTTAATGGACGCCACATGTTCAACCGCTTTTTCAAGAAAGACGCCCCCAAAACCCGCCGCGTTGTGGTCAAGGCCGGGGCGCAGTACGTTGACCCGACCTTTTCCCTGACCGTCGCTGATGTCGATACTGTCCTCCAACGTGCCAACCTGACCCGCAGTGACCTGCAAAAACTGCTCTACGACGACGAAATCTACGGTGCTTGTGAGCGGCGCATTTCGGGCGTCCTCGGCAATCCGTGGCGTCTGGAAGGGGACAATACCCCGTGGCTGTACGACGCCGTCAGCAACATCTTCGAGGCGGCGCTACGCATCATCATGCAGGCGAAGTGGCTGGGCGCAAGCGTGGGCGAGCTCATTTGGGCAGCGGATGCAGACGGCATCATGCGGGTGCAAAGTATCGCCCCGCGCAAAATCGAACGCTTTGTGCAGCGTGACGCCGGGCTGATGTTCAAGGAGCAGGGCGGGACAGAAATCCTCACCCTGCCGGAAAAAGTGCTGTACAGCGGCGTCAACGTCCACAAGGACAACCCCTACGGGGATGCCCTGCTCTCGCGCGTCTATTGGGCATGGTTCAACAAAAACTACGGCGAACAGTTTTGGTCGCGCTACGCCGAACGCCACGCCTCGCCGCTGACCGTCATCAAGAGCATGGTCAACACCGCCAACCCTGACGATGCGCGGCAGGAACTCGCCGCACTGGCAGCGGCAGCGGCAAATGCCGTGGCCGATGGCACCGTCGCCATCAGCGACCAGGACAGTATTGAATTTGTCGAGGCCACCAACGACGGTGCGGCCCATCAAAAATTTGTGACCCATCAAATACGCCGTATCCAGAAAACATTAATCGGGCGCGTCCTCACCTCGGAACTGGACAGCGGCAGCCGTGCGGCGCAGGAAACCGACGACGGCTTTACGCAAAACCTGCTGGAAAGCGACCTGACCTTCTGCGAAGCGGGCATCAACCACATCGTGGACTGCCTGCTCACCGTGAACGGTCTTGATCCGGAAGGCGTGTATTTTGCCTTCGAGCGCAAAAAGGGCATCGACAAAAGCCGCTGGGAGCGCGATGTGGCGCTGATTAACAGCGGCGCGATCACCTTTACGGCGCAATACTACCTCGACAACTACGGGCTTGAGGCACAGCACTTTACCGTGAACGATAAGGCGGAAGCGCGCATGAGCCTTGCCGCTGTGCCGCCTGCCATCCTGAACGGCAGTGCCTGCTGTACGACCAACCACCTCACCCCCGGCGCGCAGGAAGTCGAGGACGGTGTGCAGCGCGCGCTTGCCACCCTGCCTGCCAGTATCGATGCGGATGCCATCGAGCAGACCATCAACGCGGCGAGTGACGAAGTCGACCTGATGCGCCGCCTCGCCCTACTCTACGACGACAACGACCCATCGCACTACGCCGTCTGGCTGGAACAGGCCATGGTGCTGGCGATGGCGCAAGGCTACTACCAGGCAGCCAGGGACATCGTATGAAATCAGTAAATAGAGGGTGCTAGGACGGGGGTAAAGCCTGTTGGCAGTGGCCAGTGTTGGCCATGTCGCATCTGTCATCTAAAACAAAACCCCGCAGGGCGGCAACTCTGCGGGGTTTTTTATCATCAACTTAGATAGAGGCTAAGCCAATGAATAAAAAAGACTGTATCACAATCATCCTACAAATGGTGAAAATCATGACGACACTCAACAAAGCCCGCTTCTGGGCAATTTGGCTCATTTTTCTGCTCGGCATCCTGCTCTTCGGCGGAGCTGCCTTCGTTCAGGCCATCCGCTGGTGGTAAGAAAATGAACCCCCTGCAAGCCCGTTACCCGGAAGCGTTTGAATACCTGCGCGCACGGGGTGTCGAGCCGTCCGCCGACTTCTATGACCGCGTTGAAGCGGCGCGCAAACAGGCATGGACGATGAGCAAACTGAGTGACCTTGACCATATCCAGCGCATCAAGGACTCGCTGGAAAAAGCCATTGCCGAAGGCATGAGTTTCGACAACTGGCGCAAGGAGAATCTCGCTGACCTGCAAGGCCTGCCGAAGAGCTATCAGGAAACCGTCTTCCGCACGGCGGTGCAGAGCAGCTACAACGCCGGGCGCTGGGCGCACTTCCGCGATCAC